TTTCCGGTAAACCGGCTAGGATCGAATAAACCATAATTCAAAGATTCTTCGATACTTGAGATTTGGTTGAACTCTAGGAACTCTTTACTAATGTTCAACTCATTCAATGGCTCTTTGAAAATGTGATGTTTGATTATATTAATAACATCATCTTTAAAATTATCGATCTCATAACTAGTAAACGATAACATCAAAATTCCGCGCTCGCGGAAAGCTTTGAATTTTTCGAAGTGATAGTCCTTTGATTTCGGTATATCACCCGCAGTAAAATTAACAGAGTGATATCCAAGCCCATTGACTTCAATACCCAACTTTAACTTTGGAAAGTAGAAGTCCGGTTCCATCCACTTAGGCCCTAATTGAACTCCGTATAATTTTCGCGCATTTGTTACAAAATCGAGATCACCGCACGCTAGGAATTTATTAGGTGTTGAATAATAACGAATCTTTGTACACCCTAACGCGCCCAAGATAGCTTTCATCTTAACCTCAGTGGTATACGAGGATTTATCTATTAGCCCAGCGCTTTGGAATATCGATAAAATTTACCATCAGAAAGATCCAGTTCGGTAATATATTCTTTGGGTTTATACCCCAATACCACCTTACGAACTTCGATGAAGTTATTAAGCGATCCATTACGAAGAAAGTATTGCCTATCCGGGTCGGAATTGATAATATCATCAACACAATCATCAACTATCGGGTTCCCAACACCCTTAGTTAGCGCTTTTGTTCTACGCGCCTCGATCATACATTCCGGCGAAAGAAACGGTGTTGTGACGCCAATGCTCGCGACACAGCTGGCCCTCACTGTTTGCTTACCAACCTCGGACCCAAAGAATGTTGGGGCGTCATATCGCTCCCAGCAGGTCAATTGGTTCTTTTCGATGTGCTTATCCTGGTTTTCTTTCCATTTAGCCACCCGCGCTTCTAACTCCTCCGGAGTAAGCTTGCGAATTGGTTTATCTTCCAAAGCTTTCTTACGCTTTTGTTTAAACTCTTCCGATTGGAAGTAATGTTCAACTCCGTGGTTGAAAATATTAGTAGCTCTGCGCTTAGCATCGGCTTCCTCGGTATCCTTCTTGGGTTTATTTCTTACAGTTTCACGTTGCTTCTCTTTAACTTCCTCAGCTTGTGATGCAAACCGTACTTTGAATTTTATCAAATTGGTTTGTTGAGCTTTCTCCTGGAATTCTGGGGATTGCCCTGCATTCTTAACTTGATAAAGATCCATCATCGTCGCTTCTCGGAGCTTGAGAGTTATATCGCCATACACTTTCAGTGAAGTTTTGCGATCCATCAGCGGGCCTGCATGTTTGAGCGCGCCTCGCAAATAACCAGGCGTAAGCCCAAAAACTCTACAGTTTACTGTAGGATGCATATTCCCGCTGATATAGAGGTCGTAAATTTGTTTAACTAAATCTTTATTTCGATTGTTGCAACCCTTTACTGGTTTCCAAGTAGATGGATGATCGGTAGTAAGCTCTGAGGTTTTGAGATTAATAAACTTTTGATTTTGCAAACAATCATCCAATAATTCTTTCGTAATTTCCGTTACTAACATTAAAAAAAAATCCTTAATAGCATAGTAGTATTAAGGATTATTGTAATATACACTTTAGTGTTTGTCTACAAATTTCTTATGACGATGAACTCGTATCCCCATTGTAACCAAAGTCTCCCGGAATTTGCTTATATGATTTTTGGAGTATGGTGTCAATGCTAGCTCTCTTATCCTCGAGCTCGTCGTAATCGAAATCTTTGAGTTTCTTATCGTAGTTAGGGTCCCTGTTTACTCCTTCATTCTGCTCGCGCCACCTATTCCATAAATTGTCCCAACGCGCTAGTTCCCCTGGACGCCAGTATATCTCACCTTTGCGTTCCGCTGTCTGATCTAATGTAGTGTCACCAGAACTTAAGAAACTGTTAAACTCGCGATATCTTTCTTCATCCCACCAGTACTCACCATCATAACGAACATAATCTTTACCGCGCTCAGCTTGTTGACCCATAATTGCCCAGCGGTTAGTAGTATGAAACAATTGATTTTGGACTTGACCGGATTTCAATGCTTTCGAGTATAGCTTGTAGTGCGAACAGGCAAAAGTTACAGTAAACTCGGCAATTTGGCCAACAGAATCGTATGAGTAGCTAGGAGCCTCTACCCGAATCGGGAAGACATTATGAATTTCGTAGACCGCGGTAGGTTTCATCCCATCGAAATCCCATTGCTCGATATACGCGGTAGTATTATACCAGGTCATATACTGAGGCATTTCATTTCCAAGACCCGCGACTTGGCGTTGTTTCATTGCTTCTTTTCTTGGGTTGTAGAAAAAGTGTCTTTGTTCAATGGCAGCCATCCACTCGCTAAAAAATCTTTTTAAAATATGCGTTTCGCTTAAATAAAATGTCACTGTAAAACTTTGGGAGAACTTGGTCTGGCCTCTGATGGGTATGGTTTGCCCTTTGTGTTTAAATTCAAACGGGGTATGTTCCATTGTAGGTAATGTCAGCGCCTTAACAGAATACACGAGATGATTCATTAGCTCTATATCACCAGTGATGGGCGGGAGAACAAACGTGAATTTCGTAGTTCTGGCCGCATCACCTAGAATCTCATGGAACTTATTTTGAATAATACTCGACATTAGTAACCTCTCATTAATTTAATATTTATAGGAAATACCACAATCGATGTATGTAAACCCGCCTAATGTTCTTTCTTTTGTATACGAATCGAAAGCATCCAAATCGCTGGTGATCGAGTAGTTAAGGGAGTTTAAAATTTCATCTTTAGTAAATTGCAAATCTTGCAACATTTCTTCGGTAATATGAGACACCACTTCGGATTGATCGGTTAAACTAAGATGCATCAAAATCACAGACTTGACGAATTCTCGATAATTATCGATTTCATAATCGGTAAAACTTAGCAACATAATACCAGCTTTTCGGCATTCCTTCATCTTATAATTATGGAAATCATCCGCGAATTCTGGATTTATTCCATCTTTAGAGTGGAAATATAACCCGTTCACCTCGATACCTAATTTGAATGCCGGTATAAAGATGTCAACTTCAAACTTATTGCCGTTCCGATTGCGTAGCGCATCATCGTAATAATTGTGGGAATATTCCAACCCTAAACTCTCAATAAATTTAATAAGCTTGAGTTCGTAGTGTGATCGATATCTTTTGCGAAGACCTAGATTGGTTAGGTGTATTATTTTAGCAGTTTCTTTAAAATTATCATCTATAAATTTAAATGCAGCTTCCTCATCGAGCTCACCTCGATCGAAATCCTCGTAGAACTGCAATATTCTAGCGTATCGCTCATCTCTAGATGATTTTGTATCCCTTACTTTATCTCGCACCTCTGGCGAGTTCATCGCTTCGGTTATCTTTAACTTGACATCATCCAGCGTTGATGGTTTATCGGTCCCTAGCTTATCAATCATACATTGCATGGCGTAATCACGAGCACCGAGTCTCTCAAATCCCAATCCACCTCCAGCTCTTATTTTACTGATAACGGATTCCTTAAATTCTTCATCCTTCATATGGTGAACTTGCCCTATTTTATCAAAGCAAGTAAACGCAGACTTCAGTTCAGAGATGCGGGTTGACTCATTACGCTTCCAAGAAGCCACATACCTTAATTTATTTTCCTCGTTTTGACGCGGGTGTTCTACGCCCCATTTCTTCTTACTACGCGCTTTTCGCACACGCTGGCTTTTCTCTGAGAGATTAGGATGAGGCACACCTAAGTTTTCCATAAATGTCTCCCGACATGCTTGTCTAATATCATTCTTATACATACGCATGAATTCTTCAGGTGGAAGTTTTGGGAGATGCTGGCTGATGAAAACTGAAATAATATGATCCGCAGTTTTAAACATCAGCATTTTATAGTATCGATTTGGGTAGAATTCCCCAATTAAATAGAGAAGGTGAATCTGTTTGAGAAGATCTTTATTGTAGAATCTGCCATGACTAATTTCTTCCTTTGAATAATCGCCGGATTTTAGCGAAATTTTATATCCGTTTGCTAGCGCAAAATCTAATAACTCTCGGGTAATCTCCAACCCCTCCGATATTAAATTACCACTTTCGTTCAACATTTTAAGCTCCATTAAAATGTAATAGCGTTAATTATAATTAACATATTTAATAAAAAACCTCAAGATTTTAAATTTCTTGAGGTTTTGAAAAATCTACACTAAAGTGTAATTATTTCTTCTCTAAACGAATACCTTTAAGGCCGAGAACAATTTGATAGCTAACATCATTTTCATCGCGCATCCAGAATAACTGAAGACCATCCGCTACTGGATTTGGTTTGAATGCGCTACCACTAATATGTTTGAAGAATTGGTCGCCAATTTTAGCCACGTTTTCACCTTTCCAGCTTTTAGCGGCTTCGTTGATTTTTAAGATGTCGTTCCATGACATTTTATCCACGGATGGGAATGTATTAGCTTTAGCTGCACGGTTAATAGCCGCTTGTTCTTTAGCGTTAGCGTAGAAATCTGATTCACCTTCTTGGTTTTTCCAAGAACCCGCTTGCGGCTCATATTTATCATCAACGCGTTTGTTAGCTTGACGCTCGCCGCGTAATCTAACCACATCGTAATCTTTAAGTACAATGAAACCTTTATATCCTTCCGCTTCGATTTCAAGGCGGGTTTTAAGATCTTTGACTTTTTGAGCGCGGAAAGTGCTTCTCCAACCACTACCGTCATAGACCTCTAATTTATCTTCGCCGGTAACCGGATGTTTACCTAAAGTTAATGTTTTAACATCCGTGTTCATACCTACTGATTTTTCACTGAAACCTGGCTCGTTATTTACGATTACGTGGGTACCAGATGCGGTACCGATATAAACCAAACCAAATTCTCCGCCTTTCTTAGCAGCCCTCAAATCTTTTACGAACTCTTCGAAAGTTTGACCTTCAATCGAGATGATTTTAGAGTTCGGCGAAATGTAAAATACTTCTTTTTGTTTAAGCGCGGCTTTGATGATTTTAATATAAACCGGGGAAGCTCCTGCCGGTTGTAAATTGCCTAAACTTTCGTTAAGCTCGTTTAGCTCAGCCGCGAACGCATCGAACGATTCATTCATTAGCTCGCGCTCACTGGCTTCATTGAATTCATCTAATGTAATATGCATCTATTTTTCCTTATAAGGGTTTGCTTAATTGTTTAATCAAAAATATTTATAATTGTCAAAGTTCTGGATTCTCGAATAATTCTCGTAACGAGCGATTTCGATCTTCCATATCAACTATGGTTTCTCCGGAGACGCATTGTCGACCTAAAAGTCCTACGATTTCTTCCTTATCATCGTCCAACATTTTGTGAATGAATCTAGTTTGATAATCTCGCATATCCGGGAAATCGATACCTTTCGGGGTTTTAATCTGGATGTAGTTTTCACGGAAATATTCGAAATCGTTAGCACATCGCTCAAATTCACTCACGTGAATATCTGCGAGTTTTAAAGTAGTCGCTTGCTTTTTAAGACCTTTGTTACCATCAAAACTAATCGGGGATCCAAAAGCATCCAGGTAGAACATACGTTCATTCTTCTCCAAATCTAGGATCTCTAGCGCTACGCGCTTACCATCCTTACCTTGAGATCTTAGAGTATCTAAAAGCTCTTGGGTAATCAAGTGTTGATTGTTTTTGAAGTATTCGATTTCTTCTGGTGTTAGAATCGGGGTTGTTGTGTTCATATTAGTGTTTATTATAACGTATTTCAATATTTAAATTTTTATTTTGAACCTTACGAGTTTCGGTAACCGAAATATGAAAGTTTCAAAATAAAAAAATCTCCAAAACTTACCCGAGCGGGTAGATCTTGGAGATCTTGGAGATCTTAACGGGGCTACCTATCTTAACGATGATGTAAAATCTCTTGAAGTTTGATAGCTCGTTGTTCCTTTTTAAACATCGCTTTCTTCACTACTTTACGTTCCTTGTAGATGTTCTTAACCAATTCTGGTAAGAATCCCGGTTTATCTTTTCTGAAGAATACCCCGTTCGGAGCCATCGTCAGATTAGTTTCTTTCAACAATCTAATCAACTTAGCTTTCAATTCTGGATTCTTAATCAAGTTCAACAAGTTTTGTTCATTTTGTTCTTGTGAAGGATCTCCAACATGAAGATGTTCTACTACTAAACGTTTCAATTCCCCTTCAGATCCTTCATTACTCAATTCCCACGCAAACATAAAGTTATTCGGAGACATCCCAGATCCCGCGATCGCGAGAATTGGATACATCGAGTTAACGTCCGCGGATAACACCCATTCGTGCTTTCCGGTAACCGGATCCCGCACGAAACCACCAAGAATGGATTTTTCCAAATCTGCTCCACGAGCTAGGATAGTTTCCGGGTCGATGATCCAACCGGCATCAAACAATACATTACGAATGTAGTTTGCCCAGGGTTTGGTGGTTCCTAGAACACTATTAAACTGCGAATTCATTCGATTGGATACATCGCACATCAACGCAGATAAACCACATTTTTTATCAATTTCTTGCAATAACACCACATCGATGACGCCGTAGTAAACGAATTGTCCGTGACCAGCTTTCTTAATTTCGCTTTCCGGTTTACCGGCTTCCGTCATCAAATAACATAATGTTTTCTTCTGATCTTCTGTTGGTTTTTCTGGTTTGGTGTAATTGCCAAGATAGAAATCATCGAAAGTTTTGAATTCACTATGGTCAATCTTACGAGATTTCAATTCTACTTCAGCAATAGAGTTCAACGAATAGGAAGTTCTCGGCGCCAAAACAATCTTTTGATATAATCGTTTAATATCAATGTAAGCACATCCACCTACGCTCAAATCGAAAGCATAACGATCGGCAAACATCTGAGATCTTCCTTGAATGTATCCTTTTTGCTCACCGGTATTCTCTCCGAATTTTCTCCAGAATGGGGAGAACCTACTCACATCTTGGTTAATTCGCTTACAGCGATTATACAAATACGGAAAGTCGAAGCCCTCGCCGTTCCACGCGAATACTACAGCTGGCTGTAGATCTTCGATGAATCCAAAGAACTTATTAAACATTTCAATTTCATTATTGCACTTATGATAATAAATTTCTTTACCTAAATGATCCGGTTGCTTCTTATACCAATCTTCATAATAAAATTCTCGGTCCCCAATCAAGTGAACAATTTGAGTTTTGTTATCTAAAAACTGAATTAGACTTACTGGTTCTAACGCTTTATCGGGGCTCGGGAAGCCTTTCATTACCGTGCCTACTCGGGTCTCAATATCCAGATAGAAGATTCGAGGATTTGGATTTCCTAGATTTCTAAATTGATCGCGAATCGCGAGATCTATCGGACTTACCTGCGAGGTACAACCGTAACCTTTCGCATCATTCGAGGAACCTCGTTCTCTGCGAAATTTCTTATTGCTATAAATCGAAGTAAATGCCCCGGTATCATCCTGGACATAATATTCCCATTTTTGTGGAACATCATCCGTTAGGAAAGATTTTCCTATTTCCGTATCGTAATATCTTGCCCAATACTTGAAGTTCGCGAAGAACCCGCCTTCATAATATTTCATTTTTCGCTCCTAATGAGTTTCGGTAACCGAAACCTACAACCATTATAAATCTTTACAAATTTTCTTTAAGGTTTCCAATTCGTCCGGACAATGCATCTTCATCCACTCCAAATATTCAATTGACTCCTTCGGAGAAATTTTGAAGAATTTGGACAAAGTATCCTGAAACTCCACGTCAGTGGAATCCTTCTTAGCTCCGGAGGGGAATTTGATGAACTTGATTTGACCTCTAAGGGCTTTTGAAATCCCTCTTAAGATTACTAGATTGGACTGCTTGCCAGGGAGGCAATTTAGCGTATTAGCCAATTCGATAAGACGATTATCTCCAGATAACCATCTTCGTAGAAGAAAGTCGCTGACTTTATCAGCATCTTGCGGTGTAATTTCCTTCTGTTCTAGGACCTTCTTGAAAACTGTGAACA